ACACGTAAGTCAGAACTAGGCACAGCAATACCTGATTCTGTAAGCAAGTATCGTGCATCAGTTAAGACTGCTGTAGTTACAATGGAAACAGCAATAGACAATGCTTCAGACTTAGATGCTTTCAAGGCATTGTTTGAAGGCAATGATGGTGCTACACCTGTGATGAACAACTTCCCTGAAGAGAGCTAGTATGGAAAGCATTGACCCAATGTTATTTTGGAACATAATCCTGACTATGGTTGTTGTACCATTCGGTTGGGCATTTAATAAGATGTTCCAAGAGGTAAAGAGGATACAGATACTCTTGAACAAGACACGTGAAGATTATGCACGTAAGGATGATGTAAAAGAAGATATGCACACACTTATGGATGCAATCAAAAGATTAGAAGATAAGTTAGATAAGATATTGATTGGAAATAGATAATGCAAACACTAAGTCAATTACCTGAAGAAGGACAAAAAGCTATTGCTAAAAGTTTAGGGTATATGGGAAAGACAGATGGTTTTCCTGCATATCTTATGTCTAATCCTTCTGTTGCACAAGAATATACAGCAATGGAAAATGCCTTTAGGAAGCATCAAGAATTTACACAGATGAATAAAAAACCACAAATGGCTGAAGGTGGTTACATGATGGATAGGTTTGCACAGAATCAACAACAAGAAATGGTTGGCGGATATACACCACCACCTAAACAGTCTTTTGCTGAAGGTGGTACTGCTATGCAAACACTACCTACACAACCTGTGCCTACTCAAACATTTCAAGATAATTCTACTATAGGTGATGTGTCTGCTCAAATGATGTCTACTCCCGGATTACCTGTAGGTGCAAAAGTACAACCTGTAGGTATTATACCAACTGCTCCACAAGACATAGGAGCAGGTGTAGGTCAAGTATCAGGGCAAGTTGCATTACCTTCTGCACAAGCTGCAACAGCAACCGCAGTACAACCCACAGTGCAAGATGCAAATATTATGACTGCAGACAAAGCATCAAATGTTGTTAATACAGCTTTACAACAAACACAAGCAGCTCAAGGCACATTAGGTACTAATGCTCAAGTTACTGCACAGCAACAAGTAGCAAGCTCTGTATCAGAATTAAATGCCGCACAAGGTGTGGCTACACAGATGACTAATCCTGTACAAAGACAAATACAGGCAGGTGAATTAATAGATATAACTGCTAATGCAGAAAAAGCAAAAGTATTTACAGAACAAGTAGAAGCCGCTACTGCTACTCCAACAGAAAAAGCTACAGTACAAGGACAGCTTGCAAGTTTAACTGCTAACTTCGATGCTAGTAATCCGCCTGCATGGGCAGCAGGTTCATTACGTGCTGTACAAGCACAAATGGCTAACAGGGGTTTAGGTGCATCTAGTATGGCAGGACAAGCAATGGTTCAAGCTGCATTAGAATCAGCCTTACCTATAGCACAGGCGGATGCTCAAGTACAAGCTTCATTTGAATCAGCTAACTTATCTAACAGACAACAAAGAGCTATGCTTGCGGCACAACAACGTGCTAATTTTATTGGATTAGAGTTTGACCAAGCATTTCAAGCAAGAGTACAAAATGCTGCTAAGATAGGTGACATAGCTAATATGAACTTTACAGCAGAGCAAAACATTGCTTTAGAGAACTCTCGTGCTGTAAACACTATGGATTTAAATAATTTATCTAATAAACAAGCAATGGTATTGGCAGAAGCATCTGCTTTGTCTAATATGGACATGTCTAATTTAAATAATAGACAACAGTCTGCTGTACAAAACGCACAATCTTTTATGCAAATGGATATGGCTAATTTATCTAATACACAACAAGCTAATATGTTTAATGCACAGCAAAGAATACAATCTTTATTTACAGACCAAGCTTCTGAAAATGCCGCTAGACAATTTAATGCTACATCACAGAATCAAGTAGACCAATTCTTTTCACAACTAGGTCAACAGGCTAATCAGTTTAATGCTACACAAGTTAATGCACAAGAACAGTTTAATGCAGGACAAACAAATACTATTGAAAGATTTAATGCAGAGTTAAACAATCAACGTGACCAATTCAATGCACAGAATCAAACTGTAATAGCACAGAGTAATGCTAATTGGAGAAGACAGATAGCGACTGCAGATACAACTGCTACTAATCGTGCTAACGAATTAAATGCACAGGCATTACTAGGATTAAGTAATCAAGCTTACAATAATCTATGGCAATATTATGGTGACACTATGGAGTGGGCATGGACTTCTGCAGAGAATGAAAGAAGTCGTGTAATTGAATTAGCTAAATCACAATTAGCTGCTGACAGTGCTTTTGATATACAAAACTTAAAGAATGATTATAATTCATCTACAGGATTTGGTAAGTTGATTGGTACATTCTTAACTGCAGGTAAAAGTTCAGTAGCAGGTTCATTACTAGGAGGATTATTTTAATGATAAATAGAGTTAATCCAGCATATATTGCATATAATAATTTACCTAAAGTTACACCCAAAACTAAAGGCAGACCAAAGACAACAGGCTTATTACAACGTAATATGTCTAAGACTAATCAACCCACAAACATGGATGCTTCCTATCGTATGGCTAAGTTAGTCAACAAAATAAAAGGCATGAGAGAAGGAATAACTAATGGCACTACTACCACAAGCTGATATACCTGAATTACCTATTGATGGTCCTATTCCCGGGCAAAGTTTAACTGCTCCGCTTGGTGATAGACCTTGGCAAAATCCAGCACAGTATGGCAGTGCAGAGGAAGCCTTAGAATATTATATACCACGTATTATGGAATCAGATTTTACTGACCAACTGCTAGATGTAATAGAAATGGGTATACCTTTAACAACAATAGCTAACTCATTACAACTTGCTTCTGTTATGGAAGGTAAGCACAGTATTGATGTAGGTATATTAATTATGCCTGTCATAATTGAGTTGTTAGAATTGATTGCCACTAATGCAAAAGTAGATTATAATAAGGGTACAGAGCTAAAAGATACAGGTGAAATATCCGAAGTTAAGATGAGTAAGATTGTCAATCGTATGAAAGCAAAAGACGATGAAGATATGGAAATGCCTGTAAAAGATTCAGAAGAACCGCAGGAAGAAAAGATGGAAGATGAAATGCCTGCAGGCTTAATGGCGAGGAGAAAATAATGGCTTTTAATTTTGGTGCATTTGTAGGTGGCTTATCAGAGAGTGTTGCTGAAGGCATAGAAGATAACGAAAAACGTGTAAATCTTCTTGTTGATAAAGCATGGGATACGCATACCCAAAGGTATTGGAAGAAGAGAGATAAAGAAGAGAACAAAGCTGAATTAGTAGAAGGTGCTATTAAAAAGCTTGCACAATTAACGGATGGTAATGTTGACCATGCTGCAGCTTTGTATAATAAGATTGGTAATGTAGACGATGCAACTATGTTTGCAAATAATGGTTTGCAGTTAAAGGGGTTAGGTCAAGATTTATCTAGTTATATTGGTGCAATGCCTGATACTTTTGAAGGTTCTAATTTTACTGTAGAAGATTATGCTAAATCGTATATGAAGCCTATTAAGTTTGAAACAGACTTAGGTGTAGGTGCTCAAGATGGTGTGTCAGAGGGATTAAAGATTAGGGCAGAGCAAATGGCAGGATTAGGTATACCTAGTACCTTAGACCCAACTAAAGTAACTTTTGCTAATTTAACTGATGCTAATATAAATGCATTAACTATGCCTAAAAATATAGAAGCTACAAGAAATATATTAACTCAAAATGCATTAAAAGCAGAACAAGCAGGTGATGATGAAGCATTTAAAAAAGCAACCGAGGGTCTTCAAGCACTAAACAATATTAAAGAGATAGGCGAAGGCGGTGATGCAGAATTAACTAGAATCAAAAGTTATAGAACAGATATGCAAACCTTTTTAGCAAAACAAATATCTACAAATAAACAAGAATTAGAAGGTAATAGTATCGTAACTTTTGACACTGCAGGAAATGTTAGTAAAATATTAAAACCAAAAGAATATAAAGCTTTTAGAATAAAACAATTAAATAACTACAAACAAACTTACGTAACTAGATTAAAAGGTACTAAGTTATCTAACTTTAATGAAGCATATAATTTAGTTATTGGTGGAGATGCTGTTAAAATAGCTTTAGAAGATACTGACAAAACTAAAAATAATTTAGACCCTAAAGTAGAAGTTCCTGAAGCAACTAAAATAAAATTACCTGTACCTGATGATAGAATTGTAAAAGACATACAAAATAGTGGCAAACAGGTTGTTATTGATAGTCTAATAAATTCTGCCAATTACACAAAAGAAGAAGCAGAAGCAAAGGTAGAAAGTTTAATTGGTAAACTAGGCTATGGAACTTACGGAATAAAACCTAAAGGTAATTAAATGGCAGAGTTAATTGACTATTCTCAGTATGGTGCATCTACTGAAGAAGAAAAAGATGTAACTACTACACCTATTAACAAAGTAGAAACAGGTCTGATTGATTATTCAGAATATATACCTGAAACTACTACATCCCCTATTATACCCCCTAAAAAAAATACTTATGAGGGCATCAAGTCTGATGCAAACATGAGAGCTAGAGCAGTGCGTTTTGCTAAGAATCATCTAGGTCACGATAATATAGATGAAGATGAAGCTATTGATGAATTTATAGAACATTTTAGACAATTTAATGTCAATGAAGTATACGCAGGTATGGATTATAACTATGTAAGTGGCTTAGTTACTGATGCTAAAGCAGGTAATGCTAAGAAACAACAAGAGTTAGATGATTACCGTAATTTATATTCAGCTTATGAACAAATGCCTTCTTTCTTTGAAGAGGGTGGTAGTGATGCTAGTACAGCGATGTTAGATTATCTAGGCGGTATAGCTACTGCACCATCTACTTATCTATCTTTATTAATACCTGCAGGTGGTAAATTATCTGGTCAAGCGGTTGTTGCCGCATCAAAATTAAAAATAGGTCAAGCACTTTCATATATGGCTGCTAATCCTCTTAAATCTGCTGCTGTAATTGAAGGTACAGGTGGAGCACTGCAAGATATTGCTGCTCAAGGAACTATGATGGAAGCAGGTTTTCAAGATGATTATAGTTTTGGTCAAACTGCTTTAGCTACTGCAGTAACAGCAGGTGCTAGTGTTGGTGTTCCTTTGGTTCTAGGAAGAAAAGAAATTGTAAAAAGGATTGAACAAAATACAGGAGATATAGTTAAAGAGAGTGAAGATGCAATAGCTAAAAGAACTTTGCAAGGTAGTTTAAATGCAGATAATATTTTAGATGCAAATAAAGTATTAGGGCAGGAAGTTACAGATGCGTTAAACTCTTTAAACAAAGATTTAGTTGAAGCAGGTAAAGCAAAACTAGGAGAAATGGCAACAAAGGAAGAGTTAGATGCTTCTGTGCGTTTAGCTGTTAATCCTGAAAAATTTAAACAGGTTGCAGGTGCATTGACGGAACTAATTGGTGAAGTCGGTGGTATGAAACCCGGGGAAAGAATAACTGAAACATTAGCAAGAGTTACACGAGAGTTAGCTAAAGGAGATATAAAAGGTTCAACCAAAGCTATTGATGAAATAGAAAAACAGTTTGGTGATATAATGAAGAAGTATGATATTACTTATGATGATTTAGGTAATATTTTTATGGCAGATTTATCTGATGCAGCTAGAACGTTACAAGCAGCAGGACAATCGAAGAAAAACTTTTTAGCTAGTATGCGTGGTTTTAACAAATCATTAGATGACGTGGCTAGTTTTGACATATTTGGATTTAGTAAAGAGTTTAAAGATGCATCAATAAAACTTTCCGATGCTGTGGATAAAGGTGACGTAAGAAAATATTTAGAAGTTTCAGGGGAAGATATAAGTGGCTTAAGAAAAGCAGATGCTGCAAGATTAGCATTTATGACATCACAAACTGCTACAACTTTTAGAAACGTAGTATCAGGATATTCACGTGTTGGTATGGACATACTTACACAAAGTTTAGATAATGGACTAGCTAGAGTAACAGGAACTGCAAAATTAAAACCTAATTCGGATGTGTGGTCAATAGCTTATGGACTAACAAATAAAAAAGAAGCTAACTTAGTAGAACAAATATTTGAAAAAGGCTTTCAAGATAAAGCAGGTCGTATGTTTAAACAACTAGCTGATATTGCAGATGTTACAGGGGGTAGGTCAGGAAATCATAAAGTAGGTAGATTTGAAAAAGCATCAAGACAATTAAATGCACTAAACACTATATCTGATAACATGTTTAAAAGAGCAGCTTTTGTGGGCAATCTTAAACGTGAATTAAATAGTATGTATACACAAGCTATGAAAGACCCCTCTGCATATAAAAAAATTAGTGGTAAAGATATAAATGAAGCTGATTTTAATTTAATTGAAATAATTAAAAAGGGTAGATTTAATGATGTTTTTGGTACTAAACAAGGTAGAGAAGCATTAGATAAAATCGTAGAAGATACTTTATATTTTACTTATCAAAAAACTCCTGATAGTGCATTAGCTAGAAGTATAATATCAGGCATACACTCTGCACCTTTTGTTGGAACAGCATTAGCTCCCTTCCCACGTTTTATGATGAACGCAATGAGATATACATATGAGTATTCTCCTGTATTTCTAATGACTAATAGAGAAGCTAGAGGAGAATTACTTAATGTGGGTAAATCTATATTAGGTATGCAGAAGGATGAATTGATAACTTCTTACAATAATGCCGCAAAAGGTTTAGTAGGAACAGGTATGTTTGCAGGAGCAACTGCATTTAGAATGTCAGAACACGCAGGCGAAAATTGGTATGAGGGAAGAACACCATCAGGTAAGACATATGATTTACGACCTTTCTTTCCTGCCGCACCTTTTTTATTCTTTGGTGATATAGCTGCTAGGCTTATGAAAGATGAACCTGTATTTAAAAACAGAGATACTTTTACGTCTGCAATACAGGCATTAACAGGAGCACAGTTTAAAGCAGGTTTGGGTGCATATGCTTTAGAAAGAGCATTAGACGATTTAACTAGCAAAGATTTGGATGTGAGAGATAAAATTTATTCTATGGGGTCAGAATATTTTGGTAATCTTTTTAGCACATTTACTATACCTATAACAGCTGCTCAAGATTTATACAACACTTTTTTAGCTCCTGATGACGAAAGAATAGTAAAAGACATGGACAAAAAAGATGCATTTAGTCTTCTTGTCAATAGAAGTTTGCAACGTGTTCCTGCTAATTATGCAATAGAGAAACAATTAGAAAATCTTATAGGTAAAAGCACAGGATATAAAGCACCCAAACTTAAAAGGTCTGCCACGAAAGAAGGCTTAATGAGAAGAGTTGCACCCATAACAAGACAGACAGCAGGTTTATTATTAAATGAAAAGAAAAATAAATTTCAAGCGGAAATGGATAGATTAAAAATACGTAGTTATGCTAAGTTTCCAAAAACACAAAATCCTGAATATGATGAAATGTATGGTAACATAATGGACAGTTATATAGGAGAAGTTATTGTACCATTTATAAACTCAAAAGCTTATCAAGATTTAGAGCCTATAGATTTAATTGTTGAGGGTAATAAAGTTAGTCTTAGTAAAAACGAAAGACAGAGAGATAAACTAAATGCTATTATAAAAGAGGTTAAGGAAGAAATCAGCTTGGGTTTAAAAAATCAACAAACTCGAATTAACATGGCTGAAAAATATAAAAATTATCCTAAAGATATATTAGATTTTAATAGATTACCACAAGCTATACAAACTTTGGCTAAACAGGCATATGCAAAAACCTACGGTGCAGTAGCAAGTAAAAACGATTACGATTATTACAAGCTACTAAACCTAGGTAAGCGACTTAATGAAAACTATCCACTAAACTTAGAAATAAAATAGTTATCTATTATCCCCTGAACCTTGCAATGTTCCTCGTGTCTTTCTATCAGTAAGTTTGTGTAGATTACTTTCCATAATTTTGCCTAAGTTAGCATCTAATTCATTTGCTAACATGGCACAGTACCAAAGCACATCCCCTATTTCAGAAGCTATGTTTGATTCTGTGCCATCACGTATATGTTTTTTTACCTTCCCTGCTACCTCTCCTGCTTCACTTACAAGACCAAGAGATAGGTAAGCTATAGCATCTTTCTTAGGATAGATAGCTGTAGTCTTACACTTCTCTTGATATTCATTTGCAGTTATCATGCTTTTATTGTGCAACTGCATGAACCTCTTGGCTTCTTCTTCTAGCTTCGACATCTTTAACCTTCTTTAATTGCTGTGCATATGCAGAGTTATAACCACGTTGCCACTCTCGTGCCTGCATGGTATTAGAGTTATAGGGGTTCTCTGTCATAATAACCCTATTACCTTTAACTGTTTTTACATACTGTTTACCTCTAAAAGCATTGAACCCCCTATCGAATTGTATTCTCAAGGGAGCATCATACTTACTTAGATTGGGGTTTCTTTTCTTCTTCTGTCTGTGTTGCATCTTCTTGTCTCCTCTCAAAATATTTTACTATTACATTAAGTTTATCATCATTCATAGCTATCTTATCTAGTTCTGCATCTATAGACTGTTGTATATCTTGATGCTCTCCTATACCTACAGACCTAGTTAATAATATTTCTACATTAGATATATGTTTATTTATCAAACCTATATAATAAGATTTGGCTGCATTTAATAACATCTCTCTCATTTTGTACTCCTTTTCGCTTTTGGTTTCAGATGTAAAAACTCTCGTATGTGTAACTTTCTACCACGAAAGAAAACTATTAAGTTTATTGTTGTATTGATTGTGATAGCAATTAATAACCACCATTGCCACCACAATACTTCTTCACTACCTTCTAGCATTAACTAGCCTGAATGTCAACCATCTCACACGCATCTGCTGTGCAAGCTAGTTCCCTTCCACCACTAGTTGTATCTTCCTTTTCATAGTCTGCTAATTTAGACCAATCAATAGATTTAGGCATTTTTTTATAGGCTTGCTCATACTCTTCGCCTGTTATATCTTGATAGGGTGCTTGTGCATATGTATGGTCACTAAAAGGCAAGAAGGATATACCTGACACTTCATCAAAGTTTTTATACACCCATGCTCCTACTTCCATCCACTCTTCTTCTTTAACAGATATTGTCACAGAAGGTTTATGCTCACACCAATGTCTTTGATATAATACCCAAAACTCTAATTGCTGTATAGCTGTCATTTCAGTTCTAGTCATTGCACCTAACGGTGATTTTACAGGAAAACTAAACACAGTTGTGCTGTCAGGCTTCATAACGTCAGGTTCACTAGGTATGCCACTATCTTTCATAAACTGTGTGAGTGGGTCTTTGTTATCACCACGTACAGTCCTGATGTAATAGTCATTATGTCTAGCATGAATACCTGATGCACTATCAACCAACTGACTAACTGTACCACTAGGTTTGATACAAGTTATAGCAGTTGACTGTGGTATGCCTAAATCTTTAGCCATCTTCTTATTAGTTTCTACTGCTACATATCTTAATTGCTCTAATACATCTCCTAGTTCATAGTATGTATTATTTAATACAGGACAATCAAGAATACCTGTAAGTGATACACCTAATAATCTTTCTTCCTCTGTATTATCTTTCCATACTTTACGTAGATATTTAAAATCAGTAAGAGTAGATTGAAATGTACCAAGTATAGTAGCTATACGTACCTTTTCTTTCAATGTATCTACTGTGTCTGTAGAACGTGCTACAACTTCTGTAAGATTACAAAATTGATAAGGTCTAAGTATAATCTCTGAACAAGGATTGCAACCAAAATAATAATTGGCATCTCGTCTACCATTCTCAAGTGCTTTCACTTTGGCTGCCTGTCTGTTAAAGATGCCACGTTCTCCTGACTTAGATTCGTATAATGATGTCCATTCACGCATAAATGTACCCATCTCAGGCTTACCTTTAAATGCTACAGAGTTATTAGCTAATGCTCTTTGCCCTTCATTCTCCCACCATTGACCTGACTTAGCATGTCTCATTTGGTCATCACCTAAGTTAGACAGAGATATAAGTGCAGACCTACGTACACCACCTACAACTACAACTTCACCAATCTTACACATGATGTCGTGACACTCAATAGGAAATAATCTTCTGCCTTTAGCACCCTTAAACTTTTGTATACAAAACTGAAACAATTCTACTAATGGTGCAGGTCCTGATGCTCTACCACCAAAGGTTTTTAGTCTAGCACCTGCAGGTCTTACCTCTGATACATCCCATGTAGGTATCTGTCCTACATAAAGCATAGCGATTAGTTCACGTAGTGCTTTAGACCATCCGGGTCTGCTATCACCTACTTTTATGACCGTAGTGCTATCTTCAAAATGCTCATTAACTACAGGTAACTTGTCTACATTCTCTCTTTCTACAGAGAAGCCAACACCTGTACCACACATAAGTATATACATGCACTCGTCAAATGAACGAGGACTATCAACAGGTATATAGCTACAGTTATAACCACCTACGTGACATCTATCCAAAGCAGGTCCTGATGTCATCAATGCTCTCATACTTGGCATGACACCTAATGACATTATCTTCTCTGTCATTTTTTCTTTTAATGCTTTAGTGATAGTATATGAATAATTAGTTTTAAGATGCTTAGACATATAATCAAAGTATCTATCAACTGTCTCACCCCAATTCTCTCTTCTTTGTTCATCATCTTTCCACCTTGCATAGCGAGAGAGTGCTATGAAGTTCTGATAGTCTGTTGGTAAATAGTTTTGTAACATATTAATTTCCTTCCGCTAATGCTTTTATATTTTTAATCTTTACACCATCTATATCGTGTACGTATTCCTGCATGTGTTCTTTAAACTCTTCGTCAACCCTGCCATCTGCAGGCATAGGATATTCTTCAGGGTCTATCTCAAATGTTATCATCATTTTAACTCGTATCGTCATCATAGACCTCTATTAACTTATCTAAATACCAACGTGCTTTCTTTAAATCTTCTACACCGTTTTTGTATTCATATCTCCATATATACTTTAATATATTACCCTGTAAATAATACTTGAAGCCTTTTGTAGTGGCAGCTTCAATAGCATCAATAGTTTCAATACCTGCCTTGTTATAATGAATAGGATGATTAACCATATCTTCCATCTCAATATTGTCAGACTGTATCTTTGCTTGCTCTTCTTTCATTCGTCTTGCCATATATTCACCATGCCTTTCCATTATGCGTTTCCTTCTGTATCTGATTTAAAGTTTAATGTTATGACGTTACCATCAACACTACTAACTTTATCATTAGCACATTTAGTTTCGGTTGGCAAGTATAAATTAGCTTCTTTTTCACATTCTATTTTAAAATTATTATTTTTATCCATTGCAGGTATAGAACCACAGACTAATCTAGCAAAGTGCATCATACCATAATAGTCTTCGTCATCTAATTGATTAGCATCAGATGTTACAATATTAACAGATACTTCACCTGTCCATACATAGTTTTTATCTACGTGTGGCTTTAAGACAAGTATAAAGTCTTCAGGATTATATTTTATTTTCATCATGCTCTCCTTTTTATTTTTGTACCACTAAACTTTATAAATTTAGGGTGTTTGTTTTTACCTTTTTCTTTTAGCCAATCTTCAGGTATTATCCTATCGTAATATCTAAAGCCATACTTATCACACCATTGCCCATAAGAGGACTTAGCACCCTTTCGTAATTTATTTTTACTGTTAGTAAATACAAATCTAATATCTAATTGTGGATGTTGTTTTTGTATAGCTAAATGTTTACGTCTATCTACTGCTAAAAATCTACCTTTCGTTTCTATTATTATACCATTATTTAATATGAAGTCAGGGGTATAGGTGCGATAGGCTAAATCTTCCCACTCTATTTTAATTGATTCATAATTATATATATGTTTCAACTTAGTTAGGTAGAGTGAGATAGTATGTTCTAACCCACTCCTATACCCATGCTTTATAGCTTCTCTTCTTATTTTATGAGGAGACACTTAAAAGTTTCGCCACGTAAAACCTGTAAAAGGACTATAAGAAGTTTGATAACCTAAGTTTTTCAATTCTTCTTTTACGGCTTCATCAGCTACCTTCCTAGCTTCCATAGCATCACGCAAACCTGCTGTACGCATCTCACGATACTGCTTCTTTGCTTCCGCTAATTGCTTCTCCATTTCTTCTATATCAGATTTTAATTCATCTAATGATTTAGTCATGCTATTACTCCTTTCCTAGTTTAACATATTGAACCATCTTAGGTTCTTTTGCTAGTGACTTCTGTGCAGGTAACTCTTGTAAAGTTTCCCAACAACTACTTCTATAGTCACAAAAAGTACAGTTCTTATTTAAGACCATGTTACCTGTAGGCTTGCTTCTAAACGTTTCAGGTTCAGGTTCAAAGCACCGTATTAATTTTTTACTATTTGCTTCTTTGATTGTCCTTTCTATTTTAGTTATTTCTTCTTTTAAATTTATACCGTCTGCCTTGACATATTTAAACTGACCATTGGCTTTATTAACAACCCACCAACCGCCTATCTTTTTATCAGAAGCGACTGCATAGCCTGCTAATTGACCTACATAACCAAAGCTATCTCCATTCTTTAAAGTATCAATAGATTCAAATTTATATTTGTATGACCAATCAGATGCAGATTTTATATCGTCAACTGCACCATCAACTATAAGGTCATACGTTCCTGTAACCTTTCTTTTGTTTTTTAATTTTAATGTTACTTGCTCACTATTGTCAAACTTTACTCCTGCTTGTGTTAGTAATGCTTTAAATACAGCTTCAACTATATCACCTATCATCATGTTCATAATAAATGTTGTAGGTTTAGGCATAGCTTCTTTAGGGTGGTTCTTTTCCCACCATAGTTGGCAGGAAGGTCTACCTACATTAGACATTCTGTAAGTAAACCCACCTCTTCTGCCACCATTGAATTGGCGATTCAAAGCATCTTTAATATCATTAGCAACAGTTTCTATAACAGATTCATCCATTTTAGATTTACCGTCTACTACTTCTTGCAGATACTTATGGACTGCCAACTCACCTCTATGATTCATTATTCAATGTCCACAAAGGTTTCTACAACTTCCATTTCATCATCAGTCATTTTATCTGTAGCTTTCTTCTGCCACTCAGCGACAATGTATTCATTGTAGTTTTGCACCCATGCCATAAAGTCAGCAAACAAGTCTTGGTCTTTCTCTTCTATTGCCACAGACTTTTTTGTATCTAGGTTGGCTATAGGCAGAGCATATGGATTACCATTAGGTAAAGCCTTTTCTTCTGTAGTTAGATTAAAGTTATGCTGTATAGGTAACTTTTTTAACTTAGCTAGTTTAGCAAAAGGTTCACCTAAAATCTTAAATGCATCTCTATTATCTATCTCCCATATAAAAGGTTTACTAATAATCTTATGCTCTTGCTTATCACTTGTCATGGCATCTATCATATCAACTGTACCAAACAACACACGCACTCTTTTGATTTGTTTAATTAAGTCTTTAGTCTCTTGCGGTAGAGCATCAAAGTCTTTTATATACCCTGCAGGCTTACCACAATTAAAGTTACCAAAGTTATCTTTCAAATCTATATTAAGATTGTCTGCCATAATAGTCTTTTGATATGAACCACGTTTCTCACCCTCTTTAGGATTAACATTAGTGATAAATCTCTTGTACATAAATCTCTGTAAGTATGGTCTTATAACTATACTATCACAGTAATATGTATTATCGTCAGGTACTTCTAGTTTGTAGACACCACCATTAATAGTTTCTACTTTAACTGCTTTACCATCTATCTCCATCTCACCCATGATAGGTGAGTGTTGTATCTTCAAACGTGCAAGAGTATTAGTCTTTTGGTCTGAAGTTGCTTCTACAGCCACACCCATAGCTTTAGCCATGCCTGCATAATTATTTGTATCTATTGTCGTTACGTCTGTAATTGCACTCATTTGTACTTCTCCTTTCAGTTAAGATGCCAAGTTATATCACATGACATCTTTAGTGTCAAGCCAATTATTACCTATTTTTGCTTCTAATAATAATGGCACATTAATTTCTATCTTAAATTGTTTTTGTATCAACTGTGTAATATATGTATTCACATTCTTTACTACATTTATAATATCATTTACTTCATCAGGATGAACATCAATCACTATAGAATCATGTACAGTGTTTACTATACAAGACTTAAATGATTGTAGTTTAGCATGTATGTCCATCAATACGAGTGGCACTATATCTGCTGTCGCAAAAGACTGTACAGGATAGTTCTTTATCTGTGTAAAGTGTGATACCTTACCACTAGGATAACGTTCTACATTAGGAAAAGAAAACTGTCTACCTGACGGTGTAGTTATCTTACCTGTCTCTACAGCTTCTTTAGCCAATCTGGAGTGCCATGACTTGATTCCTTTGTATTTTTCTGTAAAGTGTTCGTAGTATTTCGCTTCCGCAAGACTTCTTCCAAAGCCTGTTGCTCCGTAGAGGGGAGCAAACGTATGTGCTTTCGCATCTTGCCTAGAAGTCGGTTGACCTGCATCTGTAATAACTTTAGACGTATACGAGTGAACGTCAAACCCTGTAGAAACTTCATTAATTGCAACCTCATCTTGTGATAAAAATGCCGCAGCTCTAAACTCAAGCTGTGCAAAGTCAGCTTCAAGTATCTGACCTTTATTCCAACGTGAAACAAACACCTTCTTAACAGGAAACGTACCACCTCTAGGCATGTTCTGCATGTTTGGGTCTGCTCCACTAAATCTGCCTGTGGCAGTTCTGTGTTGTAACAACCTAACGTGTAGCTTACCATCAGGCTTTACATATGTTTTTATACCATCTACAAAAGATGCTAGATATGTATCAAGAGCAGACAGTCTTTGTAAGTCACCTAAAAACTGACTAGCTTCTGTATTCTCATTTTTTATAGATGCATTACGCAGTATATCAAGCATAGTTTTATTTACACTAAAACCATTGTTACTAACCCACTTGACGTTAGGAGCATTAAACTTAAAGCCTGCTATCTTTTTAGTAGGTGTGAAAGTATAACCTTCACCACCACAATTTACACATCTAGGTAAATTAATATATGGTGTACCATCTTTCTTCACCTTCTTGATTCTACCTGTACCATAACAATGTAAACACTGCATGGCTTTAGTTTTGTATATAACACTAGAATGTTTATCTACTGTATTTTTAAATGTCAATTTATTTTGATAAGGTGTAAACATATTTGCCCACATAGCCTTATCTTTAGGCTTACGACTAAATATTACCCAAGACATCTGTTCAGGACTGTTAAGATTAATAGGTGTATCACCCATCAACTGCTTAACTTGTAAGTTTAATCTCTTCTCTATATTACTTTTCTCTAACTCAAACTCTGTCTTAACTTTATCTAGCATTTCTAAATCGACTGCAAAGCCTGTTCTATATATATGAGCAAGAGTTACAGCTACACTATTAGTTAATACAACTGTCTCCATCAAACCGCCATACTCTACAGTATTTAACTTTTTGTATATCACATCACTTAATTGCTGTGTAGCATGTAAGTCTGCTGACAGGTAAGATGCTAGTTCTTCTTGTGGTATTTCATCAACACCTTTACCCTGTTTAAAATATTCTTTCAATGTATCTTGCTTCTTAGTATCTAAGTTATACCTTTCTGCACAAGCTTCTAATGATAATGGTTGCTTCTGACCACACTGTAGTATGTATTCACCTAGCATTGTATCAAACACAGAACCTTCATATTTAAAACCACACTCCCATATCCACATCAAATCATGTACAATATTGTGACCTATTAAGATTGTTGCACTGTCAAGTAACTCTTGTAAGCCTTCGTAGTTATCTCTAAAAAGATATTCTTTACCTGTATCTGTCAAGCAACCTACCATAACTAGTTTATTGTCAGGCTCGAATGGGTCAAGGTGTAGCTTACCATCTCTGTTCGTTACTGTATTTTCTACATCAAGTGTTAGTTTCATGTGCATACTCCTCTTCTACTTTTCCTAGTATAGTTATTGCTTCATCTATGTCAAGAAAAAACCATTCTGAATTATATTCTTTAGCAACTTTCTCTGCTTCTCTGTGTGCTTTCTTCTCTGCTTCCCTTCTGTTATCAACTTTAACTTTATGTATTATCTTATAATCTCTGTGTGGAGAACTTGTCTGATATGCCATAAGCCTATCTTCAGCATCAACTGCCATACCTATCTTATACCAACCTTCCCATACAGGATTAGTTATAATATAAACTTCTCCAACTTTGCTTCTAGCATAATTTTTTAAAGAAGCAAAAGCTGCATCTTCAAATGTTTTATAATGACCTTCTTTCCACAAGGGATGTGATTTTTTTATGTACTTACCATTGACAAACATACGTTCTTTATTCTTTTTAATATTTGACCACAGTCTACGTCTAGCACCGCTTGGAGACCTGTACCACCATTCGTTACCATCAAACTCCATGTTTTTACCTGTTATACTCATGCTCCAAATCTCCCTGTTTCATAATCAAACTCGCATGTAACTCTCCCATGCCAACCTGATAGTTTGTTTTTTGCTAATATAATATGCCTAATACCATCCTCTCCTTCCTGCTCACCTTCTGTTACACCTTCTGATGGGTTCTTTGCTAGTAATAACATAAGGTCAGCTTCTGATGCCTTACCTGTTTTAGAACCTTCCATCATACTTTGATTAAGTTGTATTCTACCTTCTGCTTCTGCACTTAACTGTGACATATAAAATACAGCACAGTTATGTCTTTTAGCTATCTCTCTTGCATGTATAGCATTAGCTTTCAATGCTTCGTCAGGTCTAGCAAAGCCTGCCTGTGTTGCAAATTTGTCACCAATATCTATAACAACAATGTCAGGAGTATATGTACGACATACAGCTTCTACCCACGACATGTCTTGTCCAATAGAATCTACAATCTTAATATTCTTACGTATATCTTTCCAACCATTCCATACTGCATCTTTATTTGCAGGTACATCTTCCTTCTTAAACCCACTCGCAGATGAAAGGTATCGCATTGATACTCTGTGGGCAGCTTCTTCGTTACATAACACTACACACTTAGCACCCTGCCTTGCAAAGCCATTTGGTCCTGCTAACAACGAAGCATGAAAAGATGTCTTACCTGTGTTAGACCTAGCACCTACCATTATTAAATGACCTGCATTTATACCTTCTACTTTACGTGTTAAAGATGGTATGTTAAAACCCCACTGTGTTTCAAGAGAGTTTTTAGCCATTATACTTTCTATACTTAAATCTTCCCAATCGACATTTAGTATGGGAAGAAAATCGTCATTGTGTTTGCTAATAATATTTCTAATGGGTTCAAGTGAGGAAAGACTGCCATTAACATACTCAAAGCCAATATTAGCAATGTCTTCCCCAATAATCTGACGAAATAACTTAGACAAAACATCACTTGCAATGTCTGCACCAAGAGGTTTCTCCTTCTTTATCTTCACAAACAAATCACCAAATGCCTGTTTCTGTGCTGTCGTTAAGCCAAAATTACTAGACATAAATAGTGCTTCTACTTCATCAGGTGTTACATCTCTGCTATACTTTGTCATAGCATCATCTATCACCTTCTTAATCTTCCTAACATCTTTACTAAACAATCTGTCAGGGCATTTATAACCACGATGGTCATCATAAAATGATTTATCCATCAGGCTTCTTACTAGTGCTAATTCCATGTTGGTTACTCCTTTGGGGTTAAATTATATAAATTCTTAAAATCTTCTTCCTTACGATACTTCAAATCATCTGTTAGTTTTAATACCTTAACGTTAGGTACTACATCTCTTATCTCTTTAGCAAATAGCAATGTCTTGGGCAATGCATCAGGGTCTAGTGCTATTATAGCTGTCGAGAATTGTGAAAGATACCTCTTATGTGATTCTGATAATGACGTACCCAACACTGCTACCCCAACATATACTTCATTACCTACAACTGAAGCACTAACACAATCCTCAACAACGACTGCGACCTTACCATATCCATACGTAAAAGGCAAGTCACTTTTTCCATACCGCTTCCATTTAGGCAATCTATTTGTAATAGACCTACCTACCGCATCTACCATCAAACCACCTTTGTGTATAGGAAATACTACTCTTTTTTCCTTGACATCGTAGTGTAAACACAATGAAACATTATCTATGCTATAATTTAGTGCAAAAGTTAAAACTTCCCACCTATCATTGTCAAAAATAATGTATTCAGGTAGTTTAAATGTGTCGTTTTCTTGTTCTTTTTGTGACATCAGCTTATTTTTTATATCATTTGCTGATACTCTAATCTTTTTTGCACCTGAAATTTTACAAGATGACTTGTAACAGTTCCATAAAATCTTCCCCATGTTATTTGTAATGGTAAATGTTTTATAACTGTTACACAAAGGACAGTTTAATCTTTTAGATTCTCCTATCCCTAATTGCATGTCATCTAAATAATCATTTATGTTCATAGTAGTTTCCCTGTCGGCAGTTAAAATGTTAAATATCATACTTCTCACGAAGTGTCAATGCATTTTTTGCACTATCGTAAGTGTTCTTCATGTAAGGCTTTACTGACTGTGGGTTTGCGTGACCTGTGACAGACATAATCTGACCCATAGATACACCTGCTTCCACCATCTCTGTAGTTCCTGTTCTACGTAAATCTGCTATTCTTAGCTCTTTAGGTAGGTCTGATAGAGTTATAGCATCTCTTGCTACCTTTGATAGCCTATGGACTGTATAAGGCTTGTATGACCCTCTAATCGCTTTTGGGCAGGGTGCAACATATTCTTGAAACCCATAATCTTCTTTCTGTTGATTCAGCATTGCAAGTAAATTATCACTGATGGGTAGATGAACTGTTGCTCCCCTTTTAGATTGTTCTAGGTTTAGTATGCCTTTACTAAAATCTATGCTATCAAATGTAAGTAATCTCATATCTCCTACCCTTTGACACCATTCGTATGACATCTGAACAATCAAACCTATGCTTCTGTATTGAAAATTAGAATAACAATAATCTAAAAATTGTTTTACCTGTTCTCTTTGCCATACTACTTTTCTAGGCTTGACTGCCTTACGTTTAAATGTAGAGAATGGGTTTGTTTCAGTATATCCCATCTCCATACCATATGAATAAACTTTCCTAGATATAGAGCATACATAATTGGCTAAGTATACTCCTCTGCCTAACCACTCTTCATATGCTCGTCTTGCTTTGTGACCTGTCAATTTATTTATAGCCATATCTCCAAGTTTCTTAGAATCAATTTTTGTGTCTAGCATGACCCCAATACAATATTGATAATCTACTTTAGATTTTTCACCTAACATATTGAAATCACTAGACTTATAATAACTATCCACAGTATCTTGTACTGATATTTTACTCATGTTTTCTCCTTCCAAAATTGTTGCACTCCCCCACCCATGACCGTACAGGAAAGTCTATCATTGGAACAGACAGACTAACCCATACATTATAAAGAATACAATTAAACCAAATATTACATCCATTAAACATTTACCGCTATGTAAATACATAAACCAATAATTAATAGTTTTCCATAATCTAAATCGTATTTTGTACCTTCGCCATATTTTTTGTGGAAATCCACATTAAAAAAGTCTGTTATTCTATGCCACATTTTTCTTTCCTTTCTTTATAACTTTGTAATCTCTCCACCTATCTGCATAACTATGCTCACACTTAGGTAATTCTAAATTAAATATATCTGCTAATAAATATTCTAAACTAGGCAATTCAGTTAGTGTATGATACTCTAAAGGTATACACTCATTAATATTATTAACTACCTCTTTTAAATTATTAACTTGCTTCAATAGTCTTTCTTCCTGTGCTTCTGTAAGTTTAATCGTTGTCATTTTACTTCTCCTTTCTTTGCTTCAATATATATTCTCATGTGTGTAGATTCATCTAAGTTCTGACCCCAATACGTAGCACCTGTACCTTTTAATTCAGGCTTGATGTGTTGTCCACGTACTCGCATTTTATAAGATGTTCTGTTAAAGTGTTTCTTCAGCTTGTCAAGAAACTCTTGACCATCTGTATCATTAGGTATTTCACTAAAGATGTAGCCTTTGCCTAGTTTGTTTGTTTCATCATAGTATGCTTTTTTCCAAACCTCTTTATATTTAATTTCTTGTTCATACTTTTCTTGAAGTTCTTCTAATTTCTTCTTATATATTTTATCGTTGTGTTCAACTATGTCATCAGTCTTCTTTACATCTTCTTTTAACTTTTCACAGTTATCCCACATGACTTGATAGGCTTTCTTAGATACCATATCTTTTACTCTACCCATGTTCTCTGACCTATCTAGCATCTCTTCTTGCTCACATAACTTAACAAATGACCTAACCATGTGCTGAAAGTCCATATGTGATATAGGTATGTATCTACCTTCTGCTTCTGAATAGTAATCCTTGTGACCCAAGTCATACATATCACTTGCTAATTTACCTGTGCTAGTTGTTGCTCCTAGCATTTGTACTACTCTATGTATTTTCATTGTATCTTCTCCTTTATGTTTGTTAATCTTATCATGTGTTCGTAGGCTAAAATATAGTAAGGATGTTTCTGTTCATAGTCCATCTTACCATGTAAATAAGCATCTCTAATACCATTTTGTATGGCTACCCATTTTTTATCTAAATAATATTTACTCATGTTCTCCACCTATATCGTTATCGTCATACTTAATTCTCTTGCCTTTGTAATACATATATCTACTTCTGCTTGGTGTGTGATAG